ATTTTATGAGTGCAACGACTAGCTGGTGTGGCTCCCGTGCTTTCTAGTCGGCCCTCCAAACCTCAACGGGAGCAACCCTATGACATTTAGAACCACCCTCGGTGAAACTGTTTTCAAGCAGAAGTACGCCTCCAATCAATACGAGCAATGGGATGACCGAGTTAACACCATTGTCAATGACATCTGTGGAAACAGGAACGGGACCACACACCACATCATGGCCAAGTCGGACCAGGATCACCTGGCCCACGTCATGTCCAAGTTCCAGGTTATCCCTGGGGGAAGGTACATCTACTACGCAGGTCGAGATCCCTCGGCCTTGTTCATTAACAACTGTTACCTCTTACGTTTAGAAGAGGATACGAGGGAAGAATGGTCCGCAGTTACACAACGAGCAATGAGTTGCCTGATGACCGGAGGTGGAATTGGCATAGATGTAAGCGTTGCCCGTCCCAGTGGACGCCAATTACGGCGGACGGGAGGTGTTGCCAGTGGCCCGATTCCACTGCTGTACACTATAAACGAGGTAGGAAGGAACGTGATGCAAGGTGGGTCAAGACGATCCGCTATGTATGGAAGCCTGAACTGGCAGCACGAAGACGCCAGACAGTTTATGACCCTGAAGAACTGGCACATGATGCCGATAGGGACCAGTGGGATGATGATCTCTGAGGCTAAGGAACAGGACTTCAACTACCCTGCCCCCCTGGACATGATGAACATCAGCCTCAACTACGATGACGCCTTCCTGAATGCCCTGAAAAATAAGGAGATGCCTGACATCTTCATGCAGAACTGCAGGCAGGCCCTGATGACAGGGGAGCCTGGCTTTAGCTTTAACTTTGGAGACAAAGAAAATGAAACACTACGAAATGCCTGCACAGAAATCAGTTCAGAATCTGACAGTGACGTGTGTAACCTGGCCTCGGTCAACATGGCCAACATTGAAACGATTGAAGAGTTTAGAGATGTGGTCCAGGTTGCGTCAAAGTTTCTGGTGTGTGGTACGCTACGAGGAACCCTCCCCTATGAAAAAGTTAAAGTGGTCCGGGAGAAGAACAGGAGACTCGGGCTAGGTCTGATGGGGTTGCACGAATGGCTTCTCAAGAGGGGCTATGCCTATGGTATGTGCGACGAACTAAAACGATGGCTAAAGGTTTATAAAGATGAGTCAGAACATGCTGCCAACGAGCATTGCGATAGATTTTTTGTGTCTCGGCCTAGAGGCTATAGGGCTATTGCTCCAACGGGGACGATCAGCATACTTGCTGGAACTACCAGTGGAATTGAACCTATCTACGCAGTTGCTTACCGCAGACGCTACCTTACAGATGGAACCAAATGGAAGTATCAGATTAGTATTGACGGCACTGCCGAGTCTCTTATTAGAGGAGGGGTCTCCCCAGACAAAATTGAAACCGCACTAGACCTTGCCGCCGAGCCAGAGAGGCGCATCAAGTTCCAGTACGACGTGCAGAAGTACGTGGACCATGCCATCTCCAGCACCCTTAACCTTCCATCCTGGGGTACAGAGTTAAACAACGAAGGGACCGTAGACAAGTTCGCCCATACTGTGGCAAAATACGCACATGGTTTGAGGGGGTTGACGTGTTACCCGGATGGTTCCAGAGGTGGCCAACCGATCTCCACAGTTCCCTACGAAGAGGCAATCCAGAAGAGAGGGGTTGTCTACGAAGATAATTCTGAAGAGCAATGTCTATCAGGAGTTTGTGCTTTATGAAAAATTTTAATCTTGTTAAAGTTTGTCCGGAGTCACTTGATTCTAGTTATGTTCGATCTCATTGTTTAGTATTAAGTATCTACGATCATGCTAAGATGCGTATAGATTCAATTGATAAGGATGGTTTTAAGTGGTTCGATTGTGGTCGTTCAATAGGTTTAGTTGCTCCGTACGAGGCCCAGCCTGAATGGGGGAGCATAAACTGCGCCGAATTTATAGCTTATAGAATGGAAGCCATAAAGAAAATAGGTGAGATGAAGAAGCCTAGAGTCGTGCCTGAATGGTTTGATGAAGAAACGCCAGTAGAAATGCATTGGCCTTGGGACTCTGAGTGTAAACCTATTGAGGAAGAAATAGGTTATAAACCATCCATGAGAAAAATGAGGTCGTGGATGAAAGTAAGAAAGTCAGATGAGGTATTGTGGAACTACTACCTTACAAAAGGTGAAGGTATAGAGCCTAAGATATGGCATGATGATTATGAAAAATTCTATGACAGCGAAGACCTTGATTGGTATAGTGATCTTCCTGGGTATGATACTGGTCGTGGTGTTTATATGAATGATGGTGAGTACGCAACAGCTAGTGATTCAAAACTTGTATGGGAAAACATTAGGCACGATGAAACATATGAAATATAACTATCTAGTCAGAGAGTTGCGATATATGGTTGAGAGATTTGACCCCCCATTTTGGGCAATGCCTGACCAGTATATAAAGTATTGGTTTCTAAAACTACTGGGGAGAAAACCACTCTGGTACTGGGATGCAGTAGAATGGGATGAGTATTGCCCCGGTTCTGGGGTATATATATCTGATGGGGTGTACTTCAGCCTACATACTTGGGCTACCATGGAAGGGTTCACCCCAATGTGGAAAAATAGCAATGAGTTTCGATAAACAAAAGAGATGGGACAGTAAGGCCTACCGTCAATTCGTAGCCACTCTCCCGTGTGCTAAATGTGGGATAAGAGATGAGACCATTGTCCCTCACCATTTAAGGCACAGGTATTCACCATATTCGGGAGGGGCTGCCTACAAGGCATCGGATATATTCACAATGCCCCTGTGCTTTACGTGCCATGACAAGCTGCACAACGGCGACAGGGATGTCGTAGACTGGCAGGCTGAATTCATCTTCAAGACGCTCGATGCCGCTACTCGGGCAGGAGTGCTGGGGGTCCTATGATCTCAGACGCAGAGGTAGAGAAGGCCATAGACTACATCAGAGACAACTCAGGCGCAGCCGCCAAGGCCAAGGCTGATCGACTCCACATTGAGGTCTTCAGGAAATCTAAACATGCTATTTTATTTGGGTTGTCCCCGGAAAAAACAGTAGCCGCATCCGACGCATGGGCCTATGCCCACCCTGACTACATAGAATTACTGGAGGGATATAAGGTTGCAATCGAACAGGATGAGAGGTTAAAATGGCTTATGGAAGCCGCAAAACTAAAGGTAGAAGTCTGGCGAACCGTCCAGGCAAATCAAAGGGCAGTGTCTTTCTCATGACCCCCCAAGAAATTATGCAGGATGAGGAGAACGCCCAGGGTTGGGCGCATCAGCAAGAGATTATTCAACGTCAACTAGAGGAATCTAAAATGGCAACATTCGAGCAGAAGGACAACGAGGGAGCGCTGTTTAAGGAGGAGGACAAGAAGAGTGACCGTCACCCGGACATGACAGGCAAGGGCCTGATCGCAGGGACCGAGTACCGGATAGCGGCCTGGTCCAACACCAGTAAGGCAGGGAAGAAGTACCTGAAGGTAACCTTCTCCCTTCCACAGGACAACGGAGGCCGTAACAACGAGGCTGACGATCTACCGTTTTGAGCGTCCACACAATTGAGTACTCCGACGGTAGAAGTATAGAACTGGAGTTCGACCCTAAGAAGCACTACTACATGGTGGACGGGGCTTACGTCCCTGCCACCACTACGGTGCTGGACAACATAGCCAAGCCTGCGCTGTTGCCGTGGGCTGCCTCTATGGGGGCTAGGTGGTTCCTGGACAATACGTCCATGGTCCCGGAGCAGGGAGACAAGGCACCGTACCCGGTCTTTATGGATGGTAAGGGTCTCGATGACATGGCCAAGGGCATTCGTAATGCCTTCAGGAAAACCAATCGAGAGGCGATACAGATAGGACAGGACGCTCACCAGTACTGCCAGGATGCCATCGAGTGGAAGCTGGGCCAGAGTAAAAAGATCCCATCCCTACCCAAAAATGAACTGACTGTTAACTCTGTTAATGCGTTCAGGAACTGGGTCAAGGAGCATGAGATAAAATGGTACGCAGCAGAACTTAAGGTATACAACCGTACGCATAAGTATGCTGGTACTGTGGACGCAGTCGCAGAGGTTGATGACGAGTTCTGTGTGATTGACTTCAAAACATCCAAGGCCGTCTACTCATCACATCACCTGCAGTGTGCCGCTTACGCAGACTGTGTTGAGGATATCTACGGTAAGGATGTAGATTGTTCCTACGTGCTCCGGTTAGATAAAACCTCTGGTGAGTTCGAGGCCGCCAAGTCAACGGAGATGGCAGAGAATCTCAACGGTTTCCTGGGGTTCCTTGCAGGTTACCGGAGGATCACAGCACTGGAGAATAGAAATGGACGGTGACTCACACACAACAGAATCCCTTACGGGGATGCTCCTGTTCCACACCTCCTCTGCTGCTGCCCTGGCCTCCCTCTTAGCACACCGGGGGGACATGGTGAAGGAGATCTATGAGGCTATTGACAGGTCTGTGGCTGAGTCTAAGAGCATAACTGAACATGCCTTGTGGGAAACAATCAGGGACTTCTTCAACCCTGAGATTGATCGTATCAGTGGAATTGTCAACAGGCACCCGGAAGGGGAGAACATCATTAAGTTTCCGGACGATGCCGCATGAAGATAGAACTAGAGTGGTACGAGGCCGAGATGGCCGCCAAGGTTGGAATGGCCCGTGCCTTCTCTAGTTTTAGAGCAAAGCATGACGCTCACAAGTACGGTCTTAAGGAAGGGGAGTTTGGGTTTTTCGAGATGGATATCCGGGGAGCGGCTGCAGAGTGTGCAGTCGCTAAAGGTTTAGGTTTGTATTGGGATGGTAGTGTCGATACCTTTCACGATAAGGCAGACATTGGGGATAACATCGAGGTGCGCTCTGTAAAGGATACACAGAGGCAGTTGTTGGTCAGGCCTAACGACCCTACCGAGGGAAGGATCTACGTGCTTGTCGTAGACCTGTGGCGCATGGGGACCCACCCCAGCTACCTAATACAGGGTTGGTTACCAGGGGAAGAGTGTAAGCAGGAGAAGTACTCGACTGACTTTGGGAGAAAGGACAGGCCACCCTGCTATGGGATACCCTCCCATGAACTCTACCCTATAGACGATCTCTGGTGTGAATCCTGCAGTGGCATGGGAGTTATGATGCAGGGATAGTAGCTATCTCTTTTATCCCGAGAACATTCTTAGTAGGTATGTACCAGAGGTTCCCCCAGCAGTCTTTCTCTTTAGTCATGGCCAAGGTAGTCCAGTCCCTGGTCTTCTTCACTAGAAGCCCGTACGTTTTTGTTGGTATTGACTCAGGCTTATACTCAGCCCAACTGGACTCCGTGTAGGCGTCTATCCAGGAGACCTCTACTATTTTGAGTTCTTTTTCTTTTTTTCCAGTGGTCCGGGGAGTATCCACCCGAGCACCATTGGGGCTATGAATATCAGTATCAGTAACCATCCACCCATCTCGACCAAGGACCCTAACAGGGACCAGAAATTATCAGGAGCGCAATTATTCATAGCAGAACTTGATGTTGATCCAACCATCACCTCCGTCGCAACGTCCGCCACAGCCGCAGTCGTCAGTCCCCCAACAACCAGTCCTGCAGTCCCGGACACTGCGTTCCCCACAAGAGCACCGGTCGTCCCCAGGCTGCTGACTATCGCTGCTTTCTTGAGCGTCGTACATCCTACTGTACAGGCACATCCGGCGATGACCACCAGCCAGTAACCCAACCGACTACGGCTATGATCACTATGACCCCTACGGCTGCCCAAAATCTTTTCTTTCCAGCGCTTAAATCTTTCCATTTTTGCATGTTAATTCCTATTAGATAGTTGCTCGTTTAGCTTCTTCAGACCATCAGACGTAGTGGATGAAAACATAAAGGGTAACAGCCCATGTACCAAAGCAGTCAACGATAAAAGAAATAATTTCCATGATAACCACCAGGCAAACTTTGCATGTCTCCACCAGGTCATTTGAGAATCATATAAATGATTCATAGCACCTTCGCCACCACGATGTTCCCATCCTTGTTTGTCTTCAATTCTACGGTCCTCTCTTCGCAGGTGAATCGGGTCTTCCCGGAGGCCGTGTCTTTCCACCCATTTCTTTTCAGAGTACGTTTCATACTTAGGCATCCAGACATCCCCATCTCTACCCACTTACCTGTGCTTGGATTTTCCCAGTGACCCATCCATTCTTTTAGGTTATCGTTCATGTACAACAGTAATACAAACATGACTTCCACTAGTGTGTTGCTCCGTTTCCGAATTTAATTTGTGCAACCTTATCCTTTAATGTTTCCACCTTACCCTCCAGTGCCTCTATCCTTTGTCGGTAGAAGTCGAGGGTCAGTGCCTGCTGCCGGTCAAAAGGTGCGTTGCCTGATTCAATGTTGTCGAGTAATTTTTCAAACTCACCACTGAGGTGTTCTATCAACATAAACTGCTCTGCGTCCGCCGGAAGAGCACCCAGTTCTCCCCTGGGCCACTTAATTCTGAACTCTGTGTTCTTTGTGAGGTCGGCCTGCATGAGAACCTGGTTGGTTTCCACTACGTTCAGCCTCTCAAGGATTCCGAAGTAACCCCATGCTCCAACACACACCGTACCTATTAAACCTATAAGGTTTCTTATAGGCATCCCAACAGAGGTCTTGTCGCTTAGATTGACCCCCTCATCCGCCACTGCTTAACCACCTTGTAAACAATGACCCACCTATACCTGATAAGCCTACAGTAGCTAAGACGACACCAATGCCTATGCCTCTTGTGCGTTCCAGTTGTTGGTCCAGTTTATCCAGGCGATCATTCTGCTCCCTCACCATAGTCTCAAGGCTATCGACCTTTTGGATTAGTTTCCCAATCTCAAGATCGCTTACCTCACTCATCACGACTCCTCGAAGTCCTGTTGTACTTGCTCCTTAGGGGGAGCCATGCCTTCCGGCCTTTCAAAGACCTGTGCATTTAATCCAGAAAAGACCAGGCAAGTCCTGACCTCACTAACGTGCAGGACAGCAGCAGTCTGAGTGTTTGGGTTATGCAAGACTACTACGCCTGTAATAGGTGTTTCCTCAAAGGTCATTGAGATGTGTAGTGCGTAGTCTGTCGTTAGCGCACCCATCATTTCTGTCATACCTGGAGTACAGACAGAAGGATAGGGGACCATTAGCTTCTGAGCGTTTTCAGGTGCTCCGGCAGATATCGGGAATGCTATAAGTGCGACCAAGCCCAGGAGAAGGGCCTTCATCAAAGTTCTAGGCCTGTTACGCCTTCCATAGCCTGTCTTCCCTGCATTATCTTGTAGTCTATCTCAGGCTTGAGATCACGGGCTACACCATGCAAGGTATTAAATGCCCCGTTCGAGTCCTTATGGTCGAACCCAAGGTCAACAAACAACTTCACAAACATAGCACGTTGACTGTGTTTCCCTACGGTTCGTCCGGCCTTCTCTGCAGCGGACATGGTGTTCCCTAATTTGACGAGGGACTTCAAGGCGTTGGGGTTGGATAAAATCCTGCCAAACTGGTTAAGAACAAGCATCATTGCAAGGGCACCACCCATGGTCCCCATGACCGCACCACCTGCGGCAAGCCCACCAGCCCCGGTTACACCCCTAGCCAATCCCCCACTTACCACAGACAGCGCCCCCTTAGATCCAGCCAGAGGAATACGACGGGCTGCCATGGTTGCCAGGTCCATGTTTATAGGATACCTTGCCAGGATTGTCATCAGAGAATCTACGTTTTGTACAGTAACCTTACTCCCAGTAAGTTTGAAGAGTTCCTTCAGTGCTCCGCTTCCAGCGGTCTTGAATGGCCCTCCACGTCCCAGCCCAAGGGCATGCCTGAAGGCGTCCTCACTAAATTTGGCTGGTGTTTTCATCCCCTCCAATTTACCCATTTGGTAGCCAGGAGACTGCGCTGTCTGTACCATCCCCATCGTAGGTTGTAATTCACCTGACTTAAAGGCCTGATCCATAGCCTTACGTAGGTAATTCCCGGCGGCTGTATTGAAGGTCTTCTCCCCCATGATCTCTCTCATATCTCTAAGATACTGAGGGCTTTTCATGCCGGTGTTAAAGGCTAAATCAAACATCTCGTCTGCATTCTTACTACCGTTCTGTACTAGCTTCCCTTCAAGTGTTGCTGCCTTCCAGAATTTAGGATTAACTAATTCAAACTGTTGCCCGGCAGTGCTTCTAGTAAAGTCCTTAAATGTTTTGTAGGTCAGGTTTGCCAGTTGCAGAGCATTAGCTACTGCGTTGTATTCGGGTGTGCCTTGAGCCTTCAAGGCCGCCACTGAGTCCACGTGGATAGCATCTGTCATGGCGTTCTTGTATCGCTGCAATGCAAACGTAGCGGTCTCCCCGTCCCCCAGCTTCGATAAATCTTCAGAGACAAGCCTCCTCAAGTTTCTTACCTGTGCAAGGGTTGCATGGGGACCAAGCCTCTCCATTTGTGTTAACCAATGGGCTGCGTTTTTTTGAACACCCAAGAACACCTCTATAGGTTCATCTGTAAGTTGGTCTCTCGGGATGTTCATCACATCGTCATAAACTTCCTGAGTAGCCTGCTTTATTCTATTGGTTGGGACAATATGCCCTGGAGCACTTGGTTCGAGCATCGCTGTTGTCTGCTGCCCCCCACTACGAGGCCCAAGTGTGACTGGAACTTGATTACGCAGTCCAGGCATTGCTTCGGCCAGTTCGTCTACCTTGTTATACAGTGTAGCTACGTTGTCTAGCTGATCCTTTCCCCACCTCCTAGCGGCATAGGTAACAACCCTACCCAGCGTATCAGTTTCTAAATCCCTACCCATAAGATCTAACTTGCGTCGCATGTTCTCTATGGCGGACCCACTATGGTAAACAGCCTGCTTACGAATAGCGGCACCAGCCATTGGCAGGGCACCGAAGGCCTGAGCCGCTGTGGGTATCACTCCACCAGCACCTATATAGGTTTCCGTACCTATCTCCCCAGCCGTCTGCCTGCCGTATGGACCCACTGCCAGGGCTTTAGGACCCCCGGCCCACTGTGGGAGCATCTGCTGCCACAAGGGCATAGCCTTCCACTGGGCAATATTCTGTACATTCTCTGGGGTAGGCATACTCAGATCTTCAGCAGCCTTGATCTGCTTTGCTATGTTAGCCTTCCACTGATCCTTTATCCCGAGTGCCCACCTGGCGGCAGGACCCCCTACATACTTACCAAGGCCCTGCATAACTGCTTCAGGGGCTGCTGTCCACATGGTCCCCTGTTGAAATCTACCGGCTTGGGTAGTCAAGTCGGGGAAAAAGGACTTCCCCACAGTGCTGAAATCAAACTCTCCCATCTTGGATGGAGTTTGGTTCAGGATGTCACTGACAGTTCCACCAAACATTGTGGCAACACCCCCTATAAGGGTCATCAGGGCCGCATCCTTTACTCGGGGAGGCGCTCCCTTAAAGAAAGCCAGGTCATTCTTAAACTTGTTGTATAACATAGGTCCTGCAATAGTGCCTACGTTAGACATAAACTCGGGGGTTGTTACTATCTGGCCCCACTCCTGTAGAGAAGGGAGGTTAGACTTAAACTTCTGTGTATCCTCGTCAAACGTCTGCTGTAGCATATCCGGGATAGTGTACCCTGGATATGCCTGGGCTTCTTTCATTGCCTCTAGTGGGTTTTTATAGCGCCCACCTGCAGTGCTTACGTAATCCCCTATGCTCATCCCTTGGGACCCAGGCCACAAGGCATCGGTGATCTTTCCTAACCAAGCCCTGTTGTTTGTAGTTTGGTCTGCCAGGTTATCGGCAGGGTTTATCTCGGGGTTGGGTGCTATGGGTTGGGTGTCCATAGAAGCAGGTACTTCAGCCTGTTGGGCAGGTACTTGCTGATTAGGGGAAGCCAAGTCTTGGGTAGGCACTGAAGGCACATCATCATAGACCTGGGCAGCCTGATCTACAGGGACTGCTTGTGGTTGTGCCCCCTGGTCTAAGGCTTTAAGCTGAGAAAGAAGTGCCTCAGATAATTCTACATCCCCGGCCCGAGTGGCTTCATCAAGATAGCCCAGTAGTTTTTGTTTGTCATTCATTGTGGGGGTAGTCCTGCTTCCGCTCTTATCTGGTTTAGTCTTCTTTGCTGCTCAGTAATGCCTTGGGTAGAAAGCCCTGGTAGGTCTTGAGTGACAGGCCCTCCTACAGGCATTCCCCCTGGCGTAAGTTCGTAGTCAGGGTCTTCGTACCTGGTTATCAGGTGTCGTTTACTCTCAGCCCTGTCCTTAGCCTCGTTAGCAACATTCTGAAGTACGCTTTCTGCGCCTGCCTCAGTCTGCAGCCACCCGGTCAGGTTGATCCTGCCCTTCATCTCATTATAGAAGGAGGCCAACATACGATCCTTGTCAATATACATTCTGGCAACCTGCGCTCGAAGAGCAGCCTCGACGAAACCCAGAAGGATACGAGCACTGTACTCCTTATCTCTCCGCATCTTATCTACATTCCTGGCCCTAGAAACGACGAGGTTTAGTTGCGTTCTCCAATCCTTAGTCATTTTCTTTGTGAGGCGCTTATCCTCGTCAGAGGTCCCTTCCGCAAAACCTGCAGTCTCAACCTTTCTAACCTCCAACTCAGCCTGCTGTTCGAGGGCCGAGGTCAGTGCTTCAAGAGATTCTGGAGCAACCTCCATGATGGAGTTCCCGTCTTTATCCTTACGCCCGGTGTCTATGTACTCGATGTTACCGGCAACACTCCTCAGAGGATTGTCTTCCCCAAAGAGTTCACCCCACTCCTCCGCAAGTTGTCCCAGATGGTACAGACTAAACTTAGCCGCACCCGGACCACCTGCCATGTGGGCTACAGTCTTTCCCTTGTTAGCAAGGGCCTCCACCATGTTCATGTGTTGAACTTGGAGTGTTACTCTGTCTCGTTCAGCCTTTCCTATCGCCCAGTACCTGTCTTCCCAATCGGATCTCTGCTGTTCATAACCGAGCCTTCCTGAAGGATCTGAGTTTTTGTACTCCTCTGCATAGGCCATGGCATAGGGGTTATTGGACTGTATGACGCCACCGGTAGGCCTATCATCTTGCGTCAGTCTAAACATCTGAGAACCTTCCATATTTACATTGACTGGAACAACACCATACCTCTTCAGTGTTTCCATGGCCCTCAAGTTAGTGTTGTCCTTGATGTTTACATTCTGTATCCTGGTCGGATTAAACCTTAGGGTGGTGTTATCCTCTCCCTGAGGCCCCTTTTCCCAATACCCACCCTGTAGTTTGAGGTGGTCAATAGCAGCACGTACCCTCTTTCTACCCTCTGGCCCAATCTCTTTGAGGTTCACCTTATGCGGCATCCAGAAGTCTTCAGGGGTGTAATCCTTACCACCGCTAAACTCAAGGGCAGCAGTTAGTTGTTCCCTGACCTTATCCCGGTCCGCCCCCTCTGGTATTTGGTTCATCCCAGAGGCGTAGTAGGCTTGTCTTTCAACCTGGTTCAAACCCTGCGGCATATTGGCAAATAGATGCCTAGTAAAAGCATCTGCTCCAAACTCGGAAAACCTCTTCATGGCGTCCATCTGCTCCAGATCGTACCCGTAGTCTTTTCTGTAGTCTTTCCAGAGTTCCTGAGCCTGCCGTGCCTCTTTCACAGTCATGTTCAAGCCGCCTATAGCGGCCCTAAGCTGACTTTCATTTGTAACGTAAGGGAGGATCTCATGGAGTTGAGAGGACATACCTCGTTCTCTCTGGTCTTCAAGAAGGTCCTGGATCATATCCATGTCTAATGATGAAGACAGGCCAGACTGGAATGAGGATGACCCTGAGTAGTCTCCACTGGAGGCACCATAGAATTGAAGGAACTTGTTGTACTTGTTGTACACATCTCTAGTTTCCTGGTTAATCTTAGGGTACACGGAGGTGAGTGGCTTTAGGTCGTTTAGTTTGGCCTGAAAGGCATCATCTCCCCGTAGGTCTTTTTCTTGGGCACCCACGGTCTGGGGTCGAGCCGCAATGGTTGCACTAAACCCTGGGTTAAGAAGGTCCTGAGCAGCCTGTCCCCGTTTCTCTTTTCTTATTAAATCCAGGAATGTTTCGTTTGCCATTAAACTATCCCTCCAATCCACGGGGATCTAAATGAAGGTCCTCTAGGGCCTGCACGTAACTTGGCCTGATAACCTGCGAATAGACGTGGGTCTATCTCTTGGGGCGCTCCAGCCTTAGAAGCCACCATGTCAAACTTCTGTTTCGTAGGTCCGAAGTATGGTTGTCCACCAGCCCCGTGCCCCCTATCTTTGTAGGCCCATTGACCCACGGTCTTAAGGGCAGCCTCTTGTCCTTTCTGACGTATGACTGCCTGCATGTAGTTGTTGTAACTTTCTTCGTCCCACGTCAGGTCGCCAGTCTCCTCGTCCAAAGTTCCAAAACTGTACGGGTTGGCGTAACCACCGCCACCGGCAAATGGATTCCAACTTCCTTCAAAGAACTTCATCACAGCCACCCGTAAGCGACGTGTTTAATGCCGTCTATCTCTACGACAGCATCAGGCCTGGTTCTCTCAACCTCCTGGGCCATGACACCCCTACGTCTTGGTACTGGGTCTCCGTAGGATGGTATGTAGTTAAAGGTGTAGACATTAAAGCCCTTCCAGGTCCCTGCAGGTTCTATGTTCTCCTTGATCCTGACATCAGACCCACCCAGAGCAGCCAGGATACTGGCTATCTGGCCTGCACTCTGAAGACCGCTAGGCCCTGGCTTGGTCGTTGCAGAACCGTAAGATCCCTGGATGGTACGCATGTAGTTCTCAAGGGCCTGCCTGTCAGCCATCTGCTCATAGTTGTACTTTTCAATGTCTGCCCCGATCCTCTTGTCTTCCTGAGCCTCTCTTCGAGCACCTACCTCAAGCCCGTACTTGGCCATCTGTCCTGGGAGGTTGGCCATGCCAGGTATGGCTCCTAACTGAGCCTGTCTGGCAGACTGTGCCTGTGAGAGTCCTGCCAGGGCTGCCTGACCAGACCCGATACCTGCCTGTACCCCTAATTGGCCTGCACCTAGTCCAAGCTGTCCGGCCTCTCCACTCAGTCTACCCATCCCTAGAGCACCTGCCTGGGCCAACTGACCAGATCCGATACCGGCCTGCACTCCTAACTGACCTGCACCTAATCCAAGCTGTCCGGCCTGCGCCCTGAGTCCACCAGCCCCTAAAGCACCTGCCTGGGCCAACTGACCACCTCTCAGCCTCAGATCTCCACCCTGGAGTCCAAGCTGCTGGGCCTGTTGCTGTGCCTGCAGTGCAAGTTGTGCGGCTGGGAGTCTCTGGCCAAGGGCCTGTCCCACTGCTCCTGTGTACATCTGCCCTGCCTGACCAGCCAATGTGCCAGCCAGCTTCTCCCCTTCGAGTCCAGCGATGACAGCCTCTCTAGTGCTGTAGCCCCTGCCCTGGCCTGTGTTTATCGTCCCGGTTCTAAGGGCCGGGGCTACGCTTCTCTTGAATTCCTCACCTACAGTCGAGGCCATTCCTGCGATGGCTGGTTTTAAGTAGTCTGTATCCAGCTTACCGGCTAAGAGGTTCTCCATCTGGGTCGTCTGGAATGGAGTTAGACCTGCATAGCCTCCTTGAGAGAGATTCTGTGCTGCTCCCTGACCATAGCCCATGGTTTGGGTGGCTAAGGGGTTAACAGCACCAAGACCGGCAGTTCCTGCGGCAGCAGCATCGGCGGCGTATCTCTGTATACCAGAGGCATCTTCGAGTGCCCTAGATTCAGCCCGAGTACCGGCACCTGTAATCCTGTTTGCACCCTGCACTCCCCATTCTGCGGCTAATTGTCCTGCCCTACGCATACCAGACGCATCTTCGATTGCCCTGGCTTCAGCACGTTGGTTAGCACCTGTGATTCTATTTGCAGCCTGTAAGCCCCATTCTCCGGCCCTGGAGGCCTCTTGGCCTAATGCCCCTATAGCCCCACGTCCCTGGTTTATCAGGTTCTGGGTCGCGGCACCCCCAGCCGTTTCCAGCATCTGCTTATGAGCAGCCACTGTTGCAGGGTCCATGTCGGCATAGGTCTGGTCCCCGTAGTAGTCAGGCATACCAGCTTTAAGTTGGTCCAGGGCCATCTGTTGACCTATGGCTAAACCACCTTTCTGCCCCTTGGCCGACTTTTCTATAACCTTTCCTGTCACCGGGTCATAGTCAACGCTCCCATAAGGTTCTGTATATTGTGTACTTCCGCCTCCGCACATAGGCTTATCCTCTCAATTTGTACCAGACCCCACCTTCGGTGAAGCCCAGCCTTTTCTCTAGAAATTTACCCAACCTACGGGCGTAGGTGGTTTCAAATCCATGGGACAACCCAATGGAAATCTCTGTTACTCCCTTCTCTTTTGACCAGCTTATAAATTCTTTCAATAGCTTAAATCCCAATCGTGTCTTTCTGTGTTCTTTTAGTGTGAACATCCCTATCTCTTCGGACATACGCTCCTTACTGAAGAAGTAAGGGGTGGTGTACCCGAGGAAACCAGATACTACCTTTCCGTCTATAGTACCTACGTAAGCGAAGGAGTCCGGGTTTTCCATGCAACCAACAATGGTGTTTATCATGGTTCGGTTGTCAAACTCTATGAAGGCGTACGCACCTTCTTGGTGCATAGCCTTAGCCAACTGCAGCACATGCTCTACATCAACGCCCTCCATTGGACGTATGATTTGTTCTACCAGAGTATGTCTTCCTCAGATAAGTTAGGATCAGAATAGACATCTTGCATAGTGTCGAATATTCCTAACTCCCTAGCGTTTTGGTCTATTTCAACTTGGTTGTTTGCTAACTCCTCCGCTAAGGTAACCCGTTGTAGGGCGTTTTGATCTATTGCAGCTTGGTTGTTCGCTAACTGATCCGCCAGGCTAATCTGTGATGTATCCTGGAGGAGACCAAGATTCCCTGACAACTCAGGGTACTGGGCATAGGCATCTGCCTGTGTCGCATAGGAGGGGGAGTAGGCATTCGTGTACGGTTGAAGAGCAGTGGATGTGATATTGGGGGCGTCAGCTAATGCGGATGACGTTACATCTGCATTCTGGGCTTGGGTGTTGGCCCCAGTGTAGCTGGGGTTCTGCCAAGAGCCTACGTTAGCTACATCGGTGGAGAGGGGTTGTGCTTCATTAGTAGCCGTAATCCCCGGACCAAAAACACTGTCAAACATATTCTGGGATTGCTGTAAATCGTACCCTGACTGCATATTCTGCTGCATGTCTGCCATTACATCGCCCCACAGGCTTTTTAATGTTGCGCCAGATCCCTTTACTACCTGAGATTCTTTTCCCTCCGGGTTGTAACCATTCTCGTCACCGTTATCATCACCGTTGTCCTCGTCTTCCTCCGGCGTTCCCCAGAAGGTAGACCAGTCTGTCTTGTACGGTTCAGGGTGTTCCCATAGAGTACGAGGTTGGTACTCCATTGCACTTGCGTATGGGTTTACATAAGCCATCGTATTGTCCTATAGTTTGGTCCAGGCACTACTGGAGTTAAAAAGGTAGATCCCTTCCCCTGTACCACCTGGGTCCCACTGTGTGCCATCCGCATACTTAATGTCCCCTATCCTTGGTTTGGTAGGGGCTACGTACGTTGGCTCCAGTCTGAAGAGGGATTGATTCAGGAGGATGTCTCCTAGTCTGTTGAGTTCATTAAAGAGGTAATCAGGTAGTTGTTCCTGGGAAACCGGGGCCGGGTTCGGATTGAATCTGACAACTGATTTTATTGATTGGGCCATTACCTGAATCCTGCGTCTGCAATCTCGTAACCTAAACCACTCAGGGTCCAGTCCACATCGTTCGAGGAGGCTATTCTTATGCCGTAGTATCTTCCACTTGCGGTACAGGAGATCTTTGATTGTGTCCTTGGGTCGAAGGTATAAGGACCTTCCCACCGGATAGCTTCTTCCGGGAACATTTGTGTGGCCACATGTACGTCAACCGTCCCTGTCCCCTTTATGTTCATCTTAGGCCAAACAGCCCTCAAGTACTTTACTTGGGCTTGATCGCCCATGCCCTGGGATGTCAGAGAGATGCCGGTCCTCTCTATGTAGGAGGTCATGTTTGTGCCGTCTTCGGTGTTTCCCAGGTTGTCTTCAAAGACTCGTTGCTTGTAGATGTTTCCTGCGCTCCCTGTGTAGGTAGTGAACCCAGTTCCGTCTAATGCGGAGGCTAAAGCAGCGTCCTCATAGAGGGTAAACTCAGTCGCTGGGTTTGTGGTGTCTATCTTTGCGTAGAGAACACCGGCAGCCGGGTAAGCACTTCCACCAGGGGCGTTAAGTTCAGTCATCCCTGCGACATCATCTATGATTATCTTATCCCCGTTTACTAGGCCATGTGCTGTAGCTGTCGTAATACGTACAGGATCGGCTTTGGTAGCGGCACTGATTACTCCTGTCGAGAGTCCAGGGGTGATGAAGACCAGCTTCGAGGCCCCTTTGTCAAAGGTCCTCTCTCCCCAATCCCGAGTAGTGACGTCCCAGGTGTTTGTGGTGGTCCCGGCAGGTGTCGTAAAGTCATCCCAGTCATCCGTATCTGTACTCACAGCCGTGTTACCAAAAGCGGTGTAGGATAGATAAGGAATGTCTCTTATAGTGAAGGTGTTGCTGACCCAATTCCATATAAGGGCTTTATCAGGGAATGGGTTGTTTGCCGTGGGGTAGCAGGCCAGCATCTCTTTCCTATTGTAGTCCGCTACTGTAAAGGACCTCTGGAAGTTATCACCACTCAGGTTATCAAATACTTCCCTCTTCATCCTGTTTGGGAGAAGGGGCTGTATGGATTGCCCATTGTTATGGTAGAAATCATTCCTCCCCATGAAGAAGTGACCACCCTCGAACTCTGAGACACAGTTCTTAGCCAACAACCCAATAGTGGGGCTAAGGAGTTTGAAGGAGAATATAAAGGGGGTTCCGATGAAATTGATGATGTAGGTCGAATTCTCCTTATAAACTATGAAGGACTCTCCCATCTGCAGACCGTCTACGATATCACCCGGCGTATCCGACAACTCCTGTTCACCAGCGTCGTCGGTTGTTGTGGTTTCGTTCCAGGTTGCCGGAGGTGAGTGAGCGGAAGCTGCCCCACTCCACTTAATCATGTTAGCGTACTGAACACTGCCCCCTGCGTTGTTTATATTTAACGCCATCAGGAATGACTTAAATCCTTTTACGGACTTTGCGTAGGAGGTGGCTGCGGTAGCCCCTCCAGGGCCTCTCCAGTTAGTGAGTGCGGCCAACTTTGTAGCTGTGTTGTATTTGCCGGAGGTAAGCGCCCAGAACTGAGGAGGGTCTTTGAAGTTTGTTAGTACTGGAACACCACCCAAAACGGTGTGTGTCCAACCCTCTGCAGCGGTCGTGTTGTAATCACTAGCTGTCCTCGTAATGTCGGTCCAGGCCCCACCATCGTTCTTAAAGACATAGGCCTTCTCCAGACCTAAAGCCACCCAGTAGACAGAGGTTGTGTCTACTAATGGGAAGATGTGGTATGGGGGGATTGGGCAAGAAGCAAAGATCTCCAGGAACCCGGCACACTTCTTTATACCGTTGTCCCTGACTCTTACATTGTTACCACCGCTCCATGCGTTAGGAGGGAGTTGGTAAGGAGGTATATCGGTAATAATCCCTATTGAGCCAATGTTCTCAATAGGTACTAGGGGTACTGAAGCCATTACTCAGGTGGGGTTGGCCAGGAAACAGTGGCCGGGTTAGCTTGTGTTGTAATATCCCTAAGATCTTGGCGATAGGTCCCCCACTCCGATATCTTTTCATCAGACATGGGAACATCAGATAGTTGAGTCCAGTCTGAGTTATCCAAAAGTATTGCTCTCTTTTCCCTTACCAGACCCCATTCATTAGAAGAGTTAGCGGCTGACCATGCGGCATTAAGTTGTTCAGAAGTGGGCTGTGTGTCAGGGAGATTCCACTCCGCTATTCTCTGACCACTTCCGTCATCAACAACAAGCCAATCTACTCTAGGGGTAGAATCAGGAAATAAGTGCTGTAGTGTTATAGCTATATTCATGTTGAGTCACCTATGGGCAATGCCGTCCCTAAAAATCTGTCTGTATTACCCCCATCAGTGGTTATGGTGCTTCCAGAGTTCTGATATGCGTAAATATCCCAAGTGTTACTACCGTCGGAATAGACGGTTGCGGTAACAGAAGAGGAAACTGTAGCTGTAGAGTCATAGCGCATCATTGTCTGATCCCCCTCATAAACTTGAGAATCATCCTTATAAATGGACAGTATTAAACTCTTTGAGTATGAGTTTATTCCTGCCGGACATGCTAGGGAAACCATAGCATGTATTAAGTAGTGTCCTTTTGCCGGAGTCCATGTTGGAGTAGCATAATCCCCATTTATATCGTAGGCCTCGGTAGCAAAAGCTATCCTTGTTAGTGTAGCGCTAGATAGTGATGTACCACTTGATGCACTGGCATAAAAACCACTACCCAACACCCAACTAGGAGCAACGGCTGATGTGTTAAAGGATAGTATTTCCCCTTTTGGGGTTGAGGGTTTTCCTAAACGGACATAGTCGGTTCCGTTGTGGTATAGAACATCACCTGCAGCGTCTGAACCCATAGCTATCTTAGTTCCGTCTACGGCATTGTTTATTATCTTATCTGTAGTTACGGCATCATCCGCTATTCCGGCACTAGCAAGTTGAGCAAAAGCTAATACGTTGGAGCCTGTCGTTGTTAGGGGGTAGTTAGCAGTTCCATCCGCAGTAGGTAAGACCCAGCCTACAGTGTCATTGCCCATCAGCTTGTAATTCACAGTAGCTGAGATGGGGAGTTTTATAAAAGTAGCCGGTGGTCCAGCATCGTTGCAGATCTTCAGCAGGTTAGGTGTGGTGCTTGTGTCCAACCACAGCCTTCCCTTCCCTACGTCTGCTGTGGGGGCAGACGTGTGTACATAAATGTACTCAGAGGCCCTGTCTACGCCAGCGAAGGACTGCTTCAGGACTTTTTTGATTAATTGAAGATGTCCGTCCCCTTCTGAGATGGTGTCTGTAGCTGTAGGGTAAGTCTCGTTTAGATCATTAAGATAGTTGCCGGTTTCTAGGGCCATTATTCGTACCTCACATGGTAAGGATCAGCTTCTGCGTCCGGTGCAGCAGGCCAATCCCAATATGTCTTGTCAACTTCTCTATTGTGGTTTTCGGTTCCAGGGCCAATGGTCTCATTGCCCTCACCGTCATAGGTAGAAACGTACCGGACCTCGACCACCGGGTGATTCTGAAAGTTCTTTATAGCCTGTAAGGATGCGAAGGCCTCAACCCCGGACTCAAGGCTATTACCGTGTGCCCTTACCTCGTTCCTGTAGGTCTTCCATGCGTCTGTCAGGGCAGTTCCACCATCAGCCTCTCGTATAACTCTCCAGTCACT